ACCTTTTAAATCGTCAGATGAGTTGTACTTTGAAGACCCATCAGAAAAAAACAAATTGTTTAAATCTGATAATGTTAACGAAGCAGAACAAACTGGTAATGTTGAAGTAGAAAATCTGGAAACTACTAAGAATGAACCTTATAAAAGACCAGATTATAAAAAGCGTTATGATGACTTAAAAAGACATCACGATAGAACGGTTAATTCTTTAAGAACTAAAAACCAAGAGTTATTAGAAGAAGCTTCAGCAAATAGGACAGAATATATTGCTCCTAAAACTGAAGAAGAACTTGAAGAATTTAAACAATCTTATCCAGAAGTGTATGAAGTTGTAGAAACTGTAGCTCACTTACAAAGTGAATCTAAAGCAAAAGTTCTAGAAGAACGCCTTAGTAAACTCCAAGAAAGAGAGTTAGAAATTTCTCAACAAGAAGCTGTAAAAAGGTTAAGAGAAAAACATCCTGATTTTGAAGATATTAAAAACAGTGAAGATTTTCATAACTGGGCTAAAGAACAACCACAATCAATACAAGATTGGGTTTACAGCAACGCAAACGATGCTGATTTAGCTACTAGAGCTTTAGATTTGTTTAAAAATGATTTAGGTATAGGAGTTCCTGAAAAGAAAAAGTCATCTTCTAAAAAGACTAAATCTGCTGCTGATATGGTTTCAACTAAAACAACAAATATTGAACCACAGCAACAAAAAATTTGGTCTGAAAAGGAGATTTCTGCAATGAGTATGGATGAGTTTGATAAACACGAAGCTGAAATCAGCGAAGCTATGCAACAAGGCAGAATCGTTAAATAAAACTATAAACACAAAGGAGTATTATCATGGCTCAATTTTTTGAACCTTCAACTGATACTGATGCTAACTTTGCAAACTCCGTAAGTGGACAAACTAATAGTTTTTTCCTACCTAAGATATATTCCAAAAAGGTTTTAAACTTTTTTAGAAAAGCCTCGGTAGTTGAAGCTATTACTAACACCGACTATGCTGGTGAAATTTCTGCTTTCGGAGACTCAGTTAGGATTATTAAAGAACCTGTTATTTCCGTATCGGACTACACAAGAGGTTCTGACACTACTGCTACTAAATTAACTGACCAAGAGTTAACTTTAGTCGTAGATAGTGCAAAGGCGTTTAAATTCATCGTAGATGATATTGAAACAAATATGTCACACGTTAACTTCAAAGAAGTAGCAACTTCATCTGCAGCTTATGCATTAAGAGATTCTTATGATGCTGCAGTTATAGCTTCTATGTTCTCTGGAGTTTCTACATCTGGACCTGACCACGTGCTAGGTGCGGATGCTTCGGCTGCTACCCAATCTATGGGAGCACACCAAGTTGGTTCTAATTCTATCGACCTTACAGGTTCTGATGGTACTGGAACTGACCCACTTGACGTAATGGCATTTATGGCTAAGTTACTAGATGAGCAAAGTGTTCCTGAAGAAGGAAGATGGTTCGTTGCACCACCTTCGTTCTACAATGAACTTTCTCAATCTGGCTCTAAGTTATTGTCTGTAGACTTTAACGCAGGTCAAGGCTCTATAAGAAATGGTCTTGTATCTAGTGGTAAACTAAGAGGATTTGACATGTACAAATCTAATAATGTTGCTGCTGCTAGTACAGCTACTGGTAAAATACTTGCCGGTCACATTTCTTCGACTGCAACTGCACAAACTATTATCTCAACTGAAGTGTTGAGAGACCCAACTTCGTTTGGTGACATAGTTCGTGGATTGCACGTTTACGGAGCAAAAGTGTTAAGACCTGAAGCATTAGTTTCAGCTTTTTACACAGTTGATTAATAAAATTGGGGGAGTCTTCGGACTCCTCCTTTTATATAAACATAAATAATAATGGCAACAACGTATTTAGAATTATCAAATGAAATATTACGAGAGTTAAATGAAATACCTTTAACCTTATCAAACTTTGCAACTGCTACAGGTTTTCAACAATTTGTTAAAGACTCAATTAATAAATCTATTTTTGATATAGCTAATGAAGAACCTGAATTACCGTTCTTTTCAGCAGGACTAAGTGGTGCTACTGACCCGTTTTATGGTAATACTACTGTTGCTTCAGTGATTGGACAAAGATGGTATAACTTAAAAGCAGATAGCTCTAGTATTATTACTGATTTTTCTAAAGTTGATTGGGATGATTTTTTTATTACCACTGTAAATGTTAGTGGAGAAACAGCTCCGTTTGTATCTAAAGGTTTAAAGTTTTTAACTTTAGCTGATTGGACTAGATATTATCGTAATGCGGAAAATAATGACGATGCTGATTCACAAAGTTATGGTGAACCAACTTATGTTATTAAATCACCAGACAATAGAAAGTTTGGATTAAGTCCAATACCTGACAAGATTTATAATGTACATTTTTATGCTTTTGCTAGACCAACAGCATTAAGTGCTCATGGAGATACAATAGTTTTACCAGACCAATATAAAAATATAATTTTAGCTAGAGTAAGATATTACGTTTGGCAATTTAAAGAAAGTCCACAACAAGCAGCATTTGCTTTAGAAGATTACAAAAAAGGCATGAGACAAATGAAGAGTGTATTAATTAATCCTACACCTAAATATATGACAGACGATAGGACATACTTCTAATGGCAAAAAGTCAACCATATACAGTTGCTTGTTCAGGTGGTTTAATTAAAGCTAGTAATGCTATTGATTTATTAAAAACTCCCGGAGTAGCAACTGATTTAAGAAACTTTGAAGTTTCTATAAAAGGTGGCTATAGAAAAATAAATGGTTATCAAAAGTTTGGTACTACTAATTCAACTCAACCGACTGGAAATACTACCGATATTTTAGGAGTTATTCCTTATGCTGATGGTGTAGTAGTTTGTGCTGGTACTAATATTTATTTTACTCAAGATGGTATAACCTACTTACAAATAAATAGAAGTTCAGTATCTGGTAGTGGTGATAACTATAGTACTTTTACAGGTCGTAGTGTTTTAGCTAGAACTGGACAAGGGCAAATAAGTTTTTCTTTATTTGAATCAGCAACTTCAGATTATGGTACGTTAATTATAGCTGATGGAGCAAATAAACCTTATCAGTTTAGAATGGAAGGCACAGGTGCTAACTTAAATAGTAGAACTTACTTTAGTAGTGAGATAACAGTTACCGGAACTAAACATGTTAAACACGTAACTGTCCATGATAAACATTTAATAGCTGCTGGGGTAGAGGATAATTTAAATACTATTTTTTATAGTGGTACTTTAGACCCAACAGATTTTACTAGTACTGGTTCAGGTAGTATAGTTATTGAAGACCAAATAGAAGGTATTAAAAGTTTCCGTAATGAACTATTTATATTTTGTCAAAACTCAATATTTAAATTACAGAATATAAATAATTCAAGTACAATTATAGTAGTACCTGTAACTAAAAACGTAGGTTGTATAAGTGGTTATAGTATTCAAGAGATTGCTGGTGATTTAATATTTTTAGCACCTGATGGTTTAAGAACAGTAGCTGGTACAGCAAGAATTGGAGATGTAGAGTTAGGTACAGTTAGTCAAGCAATACAACCAGTGCTTACTACTATAGCATCTAATATTAATTCATTTATTATTAATAGTATTGTTTTAAGAGAAAAATCTCAGTATCGTTTATTTTATACTGATACTCTAGCAACCAATGCAGCACAACGAGGAGTTATAGGCACGTTAAGACCAAATGGTTTTGAGTGGTCTGAAACAAGAGGCTTAGAAGTTACAGCTATTGGTTCAGGTTTTGATAATAATGGTATTGAAAAAGTATATCACGGTGATAGTAATGGTTTTGTTTACGAACACGACACTGGTGATAGTTTTGATGGGTCTACTATTTTAGCTAGATATACAACACCAGATTTTGATTATGGTGATTTAGGAACTTTAAAAACTTTACACTATTTAAGAGTTTCTATGAATGCTGAAGGAGTTGTAGAACCTGATGTAGCAATAAAATTTGAATATGATAATTTAAATATTGCTCAACCTTTAGACCCTTTTGATTTAGGAGTAATAAATCCTCCATCTATTTTTGGTGATGCAGTATTTGGCATAAATAAATTTGGTGGTTTAGATAACCCATCTATTAGAATACCTTTACAAGGTAGTGGTACGAGTAACAATTTTACAATAATAAGTGAAGATACAAAACCATCATATACAATTAATGGTTTTTATGTAGATTACATACCTTCAGGTAGGAGATAATTATGGCACAAGCTTATACTAGACAAAGTTCATTTTCAGACGGTGACAGTATTACCGCAGCTTTGTTTAACAATGAATACAATCAATTAGTAAATGTTTTTGCATATTCTTCTAGTAGTGCTATTTCTACTGGACACAGACACGATGGTACTGCCGGAGAAGGTGGTAATATATTTAAGATTGGGGATTTAGACTTTTTAAATAAAGTAGAAATTGATAGCACTAATAATAGAATAGGATTCTACACAGAAGTTTCTTCTGCAGCAGTAGAACAATTAAGAATACAAGATGGTGCTTTAGTTCCAGTTACTGATAGTGACATAGATTTAGGAACAACTTCATTACGTTTTAAAGATACTTTTACAGACTCAATAACTACTACAGGTAATGTTGATGTTGGAGGTAATTTAACAGTCACAGGTACTACAACTTTTAATGGTGGTACATTAACATTAGGTGATGCAGCAGATGACAATGTAGTTTTTGGTGCAGATGTTAACTCAAATATTATTCCTAATACAGACAATGCATACGATTTAGGAAGTTCTAGCCAAGAATGGAAAGACTTATATGTTGACGGTATAGCTTACCTAGATGGTATTAACTTTAATGGTACAGCAATTACTTCAACTGCTGCTGAGTTAAATTTACTTGATGGGGTTACTGCAACTACAACAGAATTAAACTATGTTGACGTAACTACAGCAGGAACTGTAGAAGCTTCTAAAGCTGTTGTAGCTGATAGTAATGCAGATGTTTTATTTAGTGATAATGATAAATTAAAATTTGGTACGGGTTCAGATTTACAAATCTACCACGATGGTTCTGATTCTTATATACAAGATGCAGGTGTAGGCACACTCAAAATACTAAGCGATGATGTAAGAATCTACAATGCAGCAGGAACTAAAATAGGTGCTCAATTTATACAAGATGGAGAAGCTAGACTTAGATTTAATAATGTAACAAAATTGGCTACTAAAACAGGTGGAGTAGATGTTACAGGAGTTTTAGCAGTTAATTCTGGCACAACAGATACAGCAGCAACTTTTACAAGCTCAGATAGTTCGATAGCAGTAAACCTTGTTGCTTCTGATAATTCCATGACAATACTTACTTCAGGCACAGATGCAATTATTAATAATCTTGGAGCTGGTAGTTTTAGATTTTTTAATAATGGTAGTGAAAGAGCCAGAATAGACAGTTCAGGAAACTTGTTAGTGGGAGGTACTACTTCACCTGACACTAATGGTATTACCATAGAAACCACAGCTTCTTCAGGCGGTTTAAATATTCTTTCTACGACTACAGGTCGTGGTGATATTTTCTTTGGTGATTCTGATGATAAAAACATTGGACAAATTAGATATGCTCATTCAGACAATAGCATGACATTTAGAACCAATGCTTCAGATAGAGTTGTAATAGATAGTTCAGGTGGAGTAGATGTTATAGGTTCATTAGGAATTGGTGGTGGCTCTACAGATGGAGTACAAATTTCTCAAGGTGCTATTGCAATTAAAAATGGTGGCTCACAATCCAATATAGATTTTTATTGTGAAGTATCAAATGCACATTATGCAAGATTACAAGCACCAGCACATTCAGCATTTAGTGGTAATGTAACTTTAACTTTACCGACAAGTACAGGTAATTTAATTGGTACAGGTGATTCAGGAACAGTAACAAATACAATGTTGGCAAATAGTTCAATAACAGTATCAGATGGTTCTAATTCAACTGCTACATCTTTAGGTGGCACAATAACATTTGCAGGAACTTCTAATGAAGTAGAAGTAGCAGAAAGTAGTGGCACTGTAACTGTAGGTCTACCAAATGATGTTACTGTTTCTAATAATTTAACTGTATCTGGTAATTTAACTGTACAAGGCACTACAACAACTCTGAATACTGCTACCCTAGATGTAGAAGATAAAAACATAACTTTAAATGCTGGGTCAGGTGATACTTCAGGCTCTGCTAATGGTGCAGGTATTACTATTCAAGATGCAGTAGATGCTTCAACAGATGCGACTATTCTCTGGGATGCAACAAATGATGAGTTTGATTTTTCTCATGGTATTACTTTGCCAGATAGTCAAAAATTACAATTTGGAGCAAGTAATGATTTACAGATTTATCACGATGGCAGTAATTCTTATATAGCCGATGTAGGTACAGGTGATTTAAGAATACTAGCTACTAATTTTAGACTTTTAAATGGTGCTGGAAATGTTAATTTAATTAGAGCATTTACTGGTGCAGAAGTTGAGTTATTTCATAATGGTACAGAAAGATTAGCGACTACTTCAACAGGAGTTAGCGTAACTGGCAATATTGCTAACGCATCAGGTGACATGACGATAGATGTTGCTGGAGACATTATTCTTGATGCAGATGGTGGAGACGTTAGGTTTAAAGATGCAGGAACGCAACGATTCTTAATTGACCTTGATACCACTCCCGGTTCTGTAATTCTTCGAACTAATACTGCAGACGGAGACATTATTTTTCAAGGTAGTGACGATGGTTCAAATGTAGATGCTCTTACCCTTGATATGTCAGCAGGAGGAACAGCACAGTTTGCTCACGATATAGAAATGGTAGACAACGGACTCTTGCGTATGGGTGCAGGAGGAGACTTAATACTTACTTCAGACGGAACTAACGGAAGTATATTTACAAATAATGGCATTTTAACTTTAGATTCAGCAGGAGATATAGTTCTAGATGCAGATGGTGGAGATATTAAATTTGAAGATGGTAGCTCTCATTTCTTTAGCATAACTAAATCAAGCACTCATGCTTTACTTCATAACCCCATCAATAATGGTGACATACAGATAAAAGGAATTGATGATGGTAGTGCAATAACTGCTATTACCATAGATATGTCCGATGCAGGTACAGCTACCTTTAATAATAGTGTTGTTATCGGAGGTGACTTAACTGTAACAGGTACAACAACTCAAACAGGTTCTGTAGTTACAGATAATAACTTCACAGGTCTAACAAATGCTAATACAGGCAACAGCACTGACTTTGGATTTTATGGCAAGTACGTAGAATCAACCACTACTAAGTATGCAGGTTTATTTTATGATGCTTCAACAGATAACACGTTTAGATTATTTGCTGATACTCAAACCATACCGTCTACAACAGTAAATACAGGTGCTACAGGTTATGCTGCTGCTAATTTAATAACTGGAGGAATTACAAGTACAACAGGTACATTCTCTGGAGACTTAGCAGTAGATACTAATGTTTTAAAAGTTGATACTTCTAATAATAGAATTGGTGTCAATGAATCAAGTCCAACAGTTTCTGTAGACTTAGGTACAAATACAGATGCTTTATTAATACCAAAAGGTACAACAGCACAAAGACCAAGTGCAGAAGCAGGTCAGTTTAGATATAATACAACTACAGGTGAATTTGAAGGCTATACAACTGGATGGGGTGCAATAGGAGGTAGTACTACAGGACCTACAGGACCTACAGGACCTACTGGACCTACAGGACCTGCAGGAGCCGACTCAACAGTAGCTGGTCCAACAGGACCTACAGGACCTACAGGACCTACTGGACCTACTGGACCTACTGGTTCAACTGGACCGACTGGACCTGCTGGACCAACTAATATACCTGCTGGTTCTGATATTACTTTTAACTATGGTAATTGGACAGGAGAAAAGTCAGCAAAAATACAAGCTCATAGTAACCAAATGTACATTCAATATGTTTCAAATGTTATTTTGAGAAATAGTGGTGGAGCAGATAGGTTTTTTGTGGATTCTTCAGGAAATACCTATGCTGACGGAAACATAACGGCGTACTATTCTGATGAAAGATTAAAAGATAAAGTAGGCAAAATAGAAAATGCTTTAGATAAAGTTTCACAAATAGAAACTTTTTATTTTAAAGAAAATGAATTAGCAAAATCTTTTGGTCACGATATAGATAAAGTTCAAGTGGGTGTATCAGCACAATCTGTTAAAAAAGTTTTACCAGAAATTGTTGATTTAGCTCCTTTTGATACAAATGCAGAAACTAAAGAATCTAAATCTGGCGAAGATTATATGACAGTTGATTATGCAAAATTAACTCCATTGTTAATAGAAGCAATCAAAGAATTAAAAGAAGAGCTTGAAGAATTAAGAGGAGTTTAAGATGGCAATACCTAGTTCAGGACCAATATCTCTAAATCAATTTCATGTCGAAGCGGGAGGTGGTTCTGGCACTCAAGCATCACTAAATGATTCAGATATTAGAGGGTTAATTGGTAAAACTTCTGGAGCACAAATGGCATTCAATGAATGGTATGGAGCTTCAAGTTTCACACCACCAGCCCTAGGTACTTACAGGGTATCAAACTTTTTGCCAAGCCCATATGTGGTGGGATATCCGAGTATAAGTGCTTACACTTTTGATAATGTAAATTATTATGCGTCTACTAGTTGGGGTCCAAATTCAGGCAATTGGACTTTTGTCAATGGTGGATATGGAGGAAATACAGCTACAATTGGATATATAAGATTCTCTGGAACTCCTGTGAATTATGACGGTAATTATTTTCATTATACTGGAACTGCAACAGGTATAAATGTTACATCTATGACAATATACTCAAATAGTGGAGTGAGTCCTCCACAAGGACATCCAAATTATTATAACCTAAGTCGTACTTATTTTCCTGAAATACAAACAACATCTTCTCGTATTGCAATAACAGACATTAATAATAATCTTATTTATGTAGCTAATTTTACTGGTAATCCAATATCAGGTTTGCCAAGCTCTATCGGTACTGGTTCTTTTAGTTGGGGTTATGGTGAATGTACCCCTAGTTGGTATCGATTTAGTGGTTCTACTACTCCATTTAATCTAACGGTAGGAAACTATTATAGAATGCACTTTGCAGTTTCATAAAAATAATAAAGAAAAAAAAACAAAATGAAAATTCTAAGTATTAATGGTTTAAGATTTTCTTGTAAGCATAAAATTGTTAAAAGAATTAGAGAACAATATACTCTTGATAGAACTGTGTACACTGGTACTGATGAGCATAATAATCCAATTAATTGGAGTATTAGCACAGATGGTGATATATGTTTTGTGCATACATCGTGTCAGCCGTTTAATGAAAAAGATGAATCTAATATACCAACAGGCGATTATCCTGAAAATATTGTATCTAGACATTTAGTTTTTAACGAATCTTTTTTAGAATTTTTAAGCAATGCAGATTATAAATTTTTAGTATTAGCTGGTGCAAGTTGGTGTGTAGATAATATTTTTGACCTTGAGACACAAGCACCTAGTACATCAACAAGTGCTTACAAAGCTATATTAAATACAAAAGATGTAGAAACCATTATATTTACCCAAACTTGGGATAATTATAAAAAGTGTGCTTTACGTAATCTAGTTTTAGACGGTACACCACTGCAGAACTTAGACGTAGAGTTTGAAGATGGTTTCTACGATGGTATTGAGTTTGAAGATCGTACCTTAGATAAACCGAGATATGATTGGTTCGTACCTCAAATTGATGCTTCTATTCATACAGTTATTAATGAAGACGAATTATCTGAAGATGAGATTTATAATTTATTAATTGCAAAATTACAATAATAAAATCTAAAAAAAAATAAATAATGCGTGGGAAAATAGGAATTTATAAAAATAACAACAAAAACTTTTTAGATTATTTAGATTCTTTACATAATAAAATTTTGAAAGGTGTGCCTGTTGAACAAGCAAAAGTAGGATATACACAAGACACTAGAGAAGATATAAAAAAGAGAGTTACACAACTTCGTTGGTTAAATGAGTCTGTGCCAGATTTATATAATGAAGGTTTAAATCTAGCTATGAATTTTACAAATAGAGCTAACGCAGATTTTTTTGGATTCGATATATCAGGAGTTTGTAGATATATTCAACATACAGAATACAACAAAGGCAGCTTTTATGACTGGCATCAAGATTGTTTTTTAGGAGAATCTCAAGAAGGTGTATATGAAAGAAAATTAAGTTTTTCAATACAACTATCTGAGCCAGATTCTTATACTGGTGGAGATTTAGAATTTACAGATGATATTACTTTAACATTAGAAGAAAAAGAAAGGTTAAGACAAAAAGGCACAATAATAATTTTTCCTTCTTTCTTACAACATAGAGTTACAGAAATTACTGAGGGACAACGTCATGCTCTAGTAGGTTGGCGAGAAGGCAAACAATGGACATAAAATGAGTAATTGGAAATATTTTACAGAGGATGAACTTAAGTGCAAACACACTGGTATTTATGGTATGGACTCAGAGTTTATGGAAATACTTGAAAAAGTACGTGAAGAAGTTGGAATTCCGTTTATAATAACAAGTGCCTATAGAGATCCAACGCATCCTATAGAAGCAAAAAAATCGCAACCAGGAGCACACGCAAGTGGCAGGGCTGTAGATATACTTATCAGAGGAACGGATGCCTTGAAGTGTATAGAAATAGCGTTAAAACACGGTATGACCGGGCTTGGTGTGAAACAACATGGCGACTCTAGATTTATACATTTAGATAATCTTGAAGCGACTAGTTCCAGACCTAGACCTTGGGTTTGGAGTTATGAGTGATTCACAAGATCAAAGACTAGAAAAGATAGAACAGAAAATAGACCGACTGGCGGATGCTGTCGTGTCTATTGCTCGTATTGAAGAAAGAGTAGCAACAGTATTGAAACAAAACGATAGATTTTTTATTAGAATGGACAAAATGGAAGAGCGAGTAGACGCTGTAGAAAATAACAGCAACTTAAATACTCGCTCTTTTAGTTTTGTAGAGAGATTTTTATGGGTCTGCGTAAGTTCAGGAGTGGGCTTACTTGTATATTTTTTAAGATAAGGAGGTAGATATGGCAATTGCAGAATCAATAGTGGGTGTAGCAGGTACAGTACTTAACAAATTTGTGGCTGATAAGGATCTGAAGGCTAAATTAGAACATGAGCTCAAGACAGCTTTTCATTCAGCTAACCTAGC